AGGTTCTTGGCCATGGCTTTCTGGCCGGCTTTCACCAGCTTGCGGCTGATCGCATCTTCCAGGCCGACGTAGCTCATGAACTTGCCGGTGATCGAGCGGTTACCCAGCAGCGAGAATCCGCCGAGGATGGTCCGGGCGTAGTAGCTGATGCCGTAGCGGTTGAGCAGATCGCCTTCGGTGGAGGTGTCGAGGATGTTGTATTCGACGATGCGCGAAACGTCCTCGGCGTAAGTGACCTGGTTGCCCGGGCTCTCCCACTGCTTGACCTTGGCCAGTGCCGCAATGGCCAGGCTCGACGGCGCCAGAAACACGTTTTTCTTCGCAGCCTTGGAGTACACCGACGGCATGTTGTGCACCAGCAGGCAGCGGTCGAAACCGAGGTCCGCGCCACCCAGTTCCTGGCTGTACGTCACTTGGTCAGCGACCGCGGCGTCCTTGCCGTCGAGCACTACCCGCGCCTTGATGCGTTTGCCAAACGAGGCGAATTCGCTGGCCACGGCCTTGGTGCCGGTGAAGCCTGGCGCACCGATGATGGTCAGGTCTTCCGGCACACCGCTCAGCGCGGCCAGGCCCAGTTTGCGACCGGTCACCGGCTCGACGCCGCCGATCACGTTGTTCACGGTGTCCGCCGGGGCCGTGCCCTCTTCGACGATCACCACGTAGACCGGCACCTTGACCACTTTCAGGATCTGATACACGGCGTGGTAGAGCGTGCCCGACTCGGCGCCGGTCGGATCAAGCAGCGCCTGGGTGGTGAAACTGTTTATGCGGAACGGCGAATTGCGCGGGATCAGCGGGTCCGCTTTCGGTGCGGTGCCGACCAGGCCAATGACGTTATCACCCAGGCCACCCATGGCCTCGGGGGATTCGGAGGCATTGACGGTAATGCCGTTGTGCTCGAAGTTCAAAACCTCAGCCATGGTTATTCAGCCTTCTTGGCAGCGGCCGGTTCGGCCTGGGTTGGTGTTTTCAGTTCCAGGCGACCGGCGCTGAGCAGTGCATTGGCCTCGACGTCGAGCAGGTCGAGTTCCTGGCCGGTGGTGGACCAGTGACCGCGCCCGACGGGGAACGGGACGAGGACGGTGTAGGTTTGGCGTTCTGCCATTTGGGTTTCTCCAGGTACAAAAAAGCCCCTTTTTTCAGGAAGGGGCTGTTGGGTGTTAATCAGCGGATAAGAAAACGCCCCGGCGGTGCGGGGCGTTTTTATTCGGGCAGGCTGGCGAGCCATTCCGGCGCTGATGGCCGGTGTTCACTCAAGGGCAACTCGCCAGCGACGGGCCAGATGCGAAGCACGCGGCGATACGTCTGCAACTCGATGTATTGCGCCGGCGTCAGCAATGTAGGCCAGCGCTCGACCTCATCACGGTAACGGGACACAGCACTGTCCGTTGCTGCAAGCTGATTGTTTCGCCAAATACGTTCAATTGCCTCCTGTTCGGCTGCAGATGGCGGTGGCGGATCGATGAGCACCGGATAACCCTCATCATTCGAGGAAATAATCTTACCGATAGACTGCCCATCCAATAATTCAATCCAATACTCACGCGTGATTTCAACCAGATCACTTGGAAGGTTTGTACCAAAGGAGGTTTCGTAAAAACCGCTTGTGGATTTGGAATAAAACATAGGTTCTTCCTTATTTAATTGCCAACGACTCTATAGCCACCCACCTGGGTAGATACCGTAGTTGACTGATTCAAAAACCAAAAAAAGGGCACGACAAGGCCCGCGAACAATAGGTGCACGGTCAGCGTGCCCAGCGCATTGACAACAGTCCGGCGTCCCTCAATTGCGTTTGGCGTTCCGCCACTCGGATTTCTCCACGCGCGAAAGCCCTTTTTAGAAGGGTTGTCGGGTGTGTGATCAGTGAATAAGAAAACACCCCGGCGGTGCGGGGCGTTATTGGGGCAAGTCCATCAGCCAAGGCGGCGCAATAGGTCGGTAGTCCGCCAAAGGGAACTCGGCACCTTGCGGCCAGTCGCGCAACTCACGCCGATAGAGTTGCAACTCGGCATAGTGCTCGGCGGTAAGTGAGGTTGCGCCGCCACCATCCAATTCGTCACGCTGACGCGCCACGATACCGTCGGTTTTCGCTAACTGCCCATCACGCCAGGCGCGCTCGATATCAGCCAATTGCTCAGGGGCCATCGGCGGGCGCTCAATCAAAGTGGGCGGATCAGTATCAAAGTTGATCTTGATCAATTGCGACTGGCCGTTCAAAAGCTCGGCATGCCGCGTGGGCGATATCTCGATAGCGTCCACTGGAAGCTCACCGCCTAAATCTGAATCGTGAAAAAGCCCGGTTGTCTTACTGCTATAAATCATTTGTTTTCCTCTTACATCCCGAAGGCAAGTACGCGGACTGCTGATTGACTGGCGGTGTAGTTGGACTGCAAAACCACCTGTCCCAAACCGTTAGCCATTCCAGCCACGAAAGGTGACCCGCCGGTGCCGTAAATAGTGCTGTCGGTCTGCGAAACGACGCAGCCAAAATTCGCATTCGGAAACGCAGTCGGCAAGTTAAAAGGTGTGTTTAGCGCAGCTTTTGAAAACAGCGCCGTCATCCACTGGATGATCAAACCGGACGGGAGTTTCTGATAGCCATTTGGTGACAATAGCGCCGAAAACTCATTGGAATACTTCAGCGAAGAGACGCCCTCCTCAACGACGTAGTTGACGTCGCCACACGCCAACACAGCATTAGAAGCACTCTGAATCGTGATACTTGTGAGCGACTTGGCGAGCGCGACGATATTGTCAGCGCCTTGGCGAATGACCGTGATATCGCTGGGCCCGCTATTGAGAATGTAGAACTTCGACCCGACAGAGCTCGCGGCCAGCGGAGGTAGAGTCAGTGTTCCCGGGCCGGGGGCGGTGACAACAATCCGGCGCCCGGCCATAGCAGGAGTCAGCGCGGCAGGCAGGGTAGCGATGTTCGTCTGCCCGCTGAAATTTCCTTGTGCACGCTGCACAAACTCAGTCGTAGCGAATGCTTTTGAATTATCAAACAGCGGCTGTGTCGTCCAATTTTGACCCGAAATAATGCCCGCATATTTAAGCAAGGCAGTGCCGCCGATTAAGCGCCACAAGTTGCCAATGCGAACAAACTCGGCAGTGTCCCCCTGAGCAATCGAGATATCGCCAGGGACGTTAACCGCATCAATAAGCTCCCCAGCTCCCGCCGTAATCCTGAGAGTCCCCATCCCGCACAAAATGGAAACCGTGGCGCCACGTGGAATAACTCCACCACCGACCGGCAAGGTAGCCACAGCCGCCCCGGTAATTGAAAAGGCCGCCCATTTACCGATGTCAGCCAGGGTCAAAGCTGTAGACGCCGAGTAAGTGGTGTAATCCCCGTACTCAACCCCCACACGTTTCAAAAACGCCGAGTTAATCAGCAACTGCGAATTGTCGAATTGAGCAGGCGTATTCGCCGTGGGGCTGATCAAGGCCGGCGAATTGATTGCCGCAAACCCTTGCATCACGTTCTGAAAAGTCAGCGCCGTGGTGCCCAGCACAATCGCCCCATCAGTGACTAACTGCCAGCGAGTGTCGGCCAGCGTCGCCCCCTGCTCTACCGAAACGATCAAGGCTGAAGTCACCTCTGCGCTGACGTCCGCGTCTTTCGCTCGAACCCATCCAGCAGTTGCCACCACATAGATGCCGTTATCTTTCGCGGCCGTCTGGTTTTTAACGAGCACGCGATCACCCGCAACCACCGCCACGCCATCAATCGTCTGAGCCGCGCTCAACACGATGTTAGCCGTGGTCGCCACGCGCACCGACTGCTTGTTATCCAGCTTCGCAAGCTCATCGGCGACATAAGAACTCACCCAGGCCCGCGTCGCCTTAACCACCGTGTCGTCAATCAACAACGTCACCAACGCAGCATTGCTGGTCTCGAAAATCGAGCGAATGTAGAACTCTTTTCCGGAACCCGACGTCGCCAGAATGGGCTTGAACGACTCCGGATATTTGACGATGGCGTACAGAATCCCGGTATCGGTCCAGATCCCGGCTTCACGCACATACCAGCCGCCAACATCCGGCGGTATGGTCACTTCAGCGAGCAGCCAGCTCGGGTTTTTCTCATCCTGGAACAGCGCATTGAGCGGTCCGCGCCACACTTCGCGCTTGAGCGCCGTGTCAGTGGCGGCCGGGTTGTAAACCGTACCGGCGCCGTCACCGACGGAAATCTGAGACAACTTGATCGGCAGGCCCGCCGCTTTGCAGGCCGTTTCGTAGGCGATCCCTGCGTTGGTGAGCAGGGTGTAGTAGTCGGTCATTTAGGACCCCTGAGGATAAATAGTGGAGGTTTCGACGGCGTAGAGCCCGGCGGCCATGAAGACCTGACCCGAGGTTTCAAGCCCTTCGATGACAATCGGATAAACCGTGGTCAGCTCGCCGCACACGGTGGCGGCGCCGATGACGTGACTGCCGAAAGCGCTCAAGCCGATGGACACGGTCAAGGTGTCCCGTTCGCTTTTGGCGTCCGCCAGGCGTCGATCAAGACGCGCATCGATTGCGTCGCTGTAAGGCTGTTCGGAGAACGCCCGGACAGAAAAGCTGTAAGGCGCACCCCGCGGCGTCTGCTCGTACCAGGCACGCACATCGGGCGCCAGTCGCAGTCCCTTGGCGGCGTTTTCCAGCGCCTTACGAGTACCGGCCTGCCGCGCCGTGGGCCAGGCGAGTTCGACGGTCAAACGCTTTTCAGCCTCGACCGCCTCGGAACTCCACTCGCTGACACCGCGATCGGCCCCCAGGTACGGCAGGAATGCCAGCGGCGTTTCGGCCGGGTTCATCAACTCTGGAAACGGCGGCGCAATGCGATCAAGCAATTTGCCGAAACCCAGATCAAGCGCCCTTTCCAGCGCGGAGCTGTTGGCCGGCAACAAGCTTGGGCGAGGTGTGTCGTCACTCATAACGTATCCACCTCGACCTCGACGCCGGTGCAAAACGGGGCCTGGAAAGCGCTGGTCACGATCGGCGCCAGCGGCTCGAGGATTTGCAGTTGCACCGCGCCGGCGCTGTGCAGCGTGTAATCGATCCAGCTCGGATCAACCCGCCCTTCCAGGCGATGACACGCATCGGCATACGCCTGCAATTGCTGTTGCGCGGCGACTTTGGTGAGTCCGGAATCCGGGCCGGCATTGATCTTCGCCAACACGCGGATTTTGTAGTTTTTGATTTGCGCGCCCTGCACCGTGACCAGGTCCGTTTCGGGGCGCACATCAGGTCGGGCGAAATGCTGGCGAACACCGTCGAGCAGGTCGCTGGAAGCGCTGCCATCGCCTTCACGGGAAAGCACCGTCACCATCACTTCGCCCGGGGCGGTCCGTCGCCCGTTGCCATCCTTGACCTGTGCCGCATAGCCGTCCGGGTTGAAGGTGTACGTCACCGTCACCACGCCCGCCGCTGCGGTTTCCACTTTGACGGCGGGCCGTTCGCCGAGGGTGAAGACCTCCCGGCGATACTGCATGCGCGATCCGGCTGCCGGGGCATGGGGCGCCAGGTAATAGCGCAATCGGGCGTCGTCATCGCTTTCATACACTGGGGCGATGGGCGGAAATGCCGCCGGGTCGCCCGGGTCCAGCAACTGTCGCTCAAGGCCCATGTCCGCCAGACGCGCATCGAGGTTGCTGCCGGTGGCCCACCACGCCAGCATCTGCTTGATGCGGGCGTTGTATTTGCGCTCATGGATTTGCAGGCGCACACAAAAGGCCTCAAGGGCCAGGGTCAGCAGCTCACTTTCATTGTCCAGGCTGACTTTCAGCTTCGCCGCGCTCTCGGGAGAGCGGGCGCCGACGTATTCGGCAACAAAGGTCTTGAACTCTGCGAGCAGGTCCTCAAACACTTCGACGTTGACGATGGCCGGCTCGGCCAGTTGGTTCTGGCCGGGGATCAACATACTCATGCCGCTACCTCAAAGGTCTGTTGACGGTTTTTCCAGGTGCCGGCGAATCGCAACAACAACCCGGCGTCGTGTCGACTGGCCACAATGACCTGGGGCTCAAAATCGTCGATGCCGTTGTGCTTGTTGTAGAACGCCTGGGCGGCGTGGCTTTGCGCCAGGATCAGCAGGTCGTCGCCAAGGTTTTGCCCCAGCAGCTCAGTGATTTGGCAGCCATACAAAGGACGCTTCTGCCGAGTGCCCAACGGCGTGGTCAGCGCCCGGGTCGCGCGCTGCACAAATTGCAGCCAGTCGTCGACGGTGGCGCCGCTGTCTCTATCGATTCCAATCATGGGAAACCCTTTATTTGGGGCTGATGACGCGCCCCTGGTGGTCCACCACCGGGCCGCTCAGGTGCACACCGCCAGCGTCGAGCAACACACCGACCGCCCCCAGTTGCAAGGTGATCGCCGAGGGCGTCATCACCAACCGTGCGGGGCCGATGGTCAGTTCCAGCGATTCGCGAGAACCGCTGAACGCCGCCGGGCCGTTCTGCCAGTGCAAGACATGACTGGCGTCGTCGTAGCTGCTTTCGCTGCCGTCCTGATAGAGGCGACGCGTCAGCGAAGCCTGGGTCGAGGCCGGCGGAAACTGATTGCCGTTAAGGCCGAACAGTGCGACCGACTGCCCGCTGCTATCGCCGCCGCCATGGTTCAGCAGCAGGCATTGCTCGCCCACGGAGGGAATCCGCGACTCACTCTGCGCCCCGGCACTGGGGTTGAAAAACCGGATGGCCGGCGTGAGCAATTCACCGTGGCTGACCTTGCAGGTATTGCTGGCCGCATCGACCTCCAGACAAACGCCGATGCGACAAAAGCTGTTGGCGCGTCGATACAGGTCTTCAAGTTCCGTCTCCATCTGCGCCAGTCGTTCGACGATCGGGCCCAGTTGCATCCGTAGCAGCGCATCAAACATGGGCTAGTCCTCCAGTGCGGTGTATTGATCCGGGTCGTCGATGTTCGACACCTCCCAGGTTCGGGCGAATTTGGGGATGCCCCGCGGGTCGTCCAGCAGCAACGGCCCGAAATACAGCGTCTGGGTAAAGGAAACGGTCCAGGCGTTGTATTCCCGGGTGTCGTGGATGAACGCAGAGGCGATGCCATCGATGTTCCGGGGCAGGTCGCATTGATCCCCCGGCAGTTTCCAACGGTTGTCGGTGACGAGGTTTTTCAACTCGCTGGCCAGGTCGCACGCCGCCAGCCCGGCGGTGGGCAACACGGCTTGCAACGAAACCGTCAGCACATGAGCGATGCGTCCGTTATTGGCGCGCTCGCCCGGTTCATCGTGTTCGATTGCGATCAAGACCCAGGCCTGATCGCCTGTGCCGTCGAAGTCTTGAAGGCTCCCGACGTTCAAGTCGGGAAAAGTTGTGCGCAATGTCTGGGCAATGGCTGAAACCAACTGCGACGGTTTTTCGATGACCGCGGGCATGGATGACCTCCTGTTCCTGTAGCAACGCGAAAACCCGCGCTGCCGGTTCACTGTTGATCGGGGTGAGAGTCGCGGGGCGGGACGTCACAGACGCCGATACGTTTGGCCGCCCAGCGCTCATACAAGCCGATAGCCACGTCCGCCCCGGCCATCGCCGTCAGGCAGCCAAATGCACATGCGGTCCAGATCGACACGCCGGCGGCATACAGCAGCATGATTGCGGAGACCCCGCAGATCACGCAGGCCCCGGAGCGCAGCGCCAGGCGCCGCATCAGCGCCCAGCCTCGGGCGCCCTCCTTGTCGGCGCGCCACATTTCGCCGGACACCCCGCCCACCAGGGCGAGGACGACGACAAGCCAGATCGGCATGTCCAGCAACGCTTGTTGCTCGGTTGTCATGTCACGCCTCCTTGTGCGATTGATGAGTGATGTGTGGTTTTTTCAAACGATGTCTCGTGAAGTGACTGGCGTCAGGTAGGCATTCCAAAAAGCCCGGAACATCCCGGGCTTTTCAAAATGCGGTCCTTCGCAGTGATCGTTCGGCGCTACTGGCGCGGTACGGATCGATTCAAATTGTTTTTCCGACCGCGGTCCCTGCCCGCCGGATAACTGCTTCTGGTGCTTTACGCTGCACACCCGGGTCAGTTGCCAACCCTCTGAACCGTTGAGGCCGGTTCATCGCTGCCTTTGTGGTGGAACTAAAGAGCTTCGTTTCGAGCCGCTTTGTTGAGCGGCTTGAGACAAAGAATATGCATGGATGCATATACAGTCAATGCATAAATGCATTTATTTGGACGCGAAGAATGCACTGACGCATGAAAGCCCCGCAGACAAAGGCGCTGGTGGTTTTCGACAGACGAAAAAAAACCCGCCGACGGGCGGGTTTTATCGCAAAGCGATGAGGTTAACGGGCGTACATGCCCCACCAGAAGACGTGACCGAGGATGACAATTTGCTCTTCCTGGATTTCCTGGAAGGTGTAGTCCTCGTCCGGGTGCTCATCGCGATTGAAGCTGCGCAGGCGGATACCGGTGGGCAGGCGATAAAGCTGTTTCACCCGCAACTGGCCGTTATGGTTGATCGCGTACAGGTCGCCATCAATGATGTCGCCAATCGCGCATTTGCCAGCGTTCACGCCAACCGTGGCGCCGTCGCGCAGCACCGGCAACATGCTGTTGCCGCGCACCGTCACGCATTTGGCCTGGTCGAACTGCACGCCGTTGTGACGCAGGCTGCGCTTGCCAAAGCGCAAACTTGAGCGCTCGCTTTCTTCGATGACGAATCTTCCTGATCCAGCAGCCAATTCAACCTCGCGAAGAAAGGGCACCGACACCTCGTCATCATCGACAGGGGTATCGTCGTCCCACAGGCTTATGTCCTTGAGTTCGGAATGTATGGGCTCGCGCCCCGCACCCGCGGCCGGCGCAACATCCGCGCGCCCACGCAACTGATCGGTGCTCACAGCGAAGTATTCGGCAATCTTCGAGATGTGCTTATCCGAAGGATCGACGATCTTCCCGCTGAGAATGCGCGAGAGAGTGGATTGAGGCACGCCGGTGCGACGGTGAAGCTCCGTGGGGGAGATCCCGTGTTGATCGAGCAGTGCTCTTAAGACGGTAGATACGTTGCGTTTTTGCATAACGCGAATAGTGCTTGATCTTTTTTCAGAAAACAAATGCAGATATGCATAAAACGCAAAATAGTCGTAACAGGCCACAGGGCCTAGATGCCTGCGTCCGGCGGACCGCTCATGTTAACCTTGCGCCCATCGCGGAAAAGCCGGGCCGATGCCCCTCCTTTGCCCCACACCTTTCAACGAGTTTTCCTGATTTCCGATGAATAAAGCTATCTCCGATCTATCCTCGCACACGCCGATGATGCAGCAATACTGGCGCCTGAAAAATCAGCACCCTGACCAGCTGATGTTCTACCGCATGGGTGACTTCTACGAGATCTTCTACGAAGACGCGAAGAAGGCCGCCAAGTTGCTCGACATCACCCTGACCGCCCGCGGGCAGTCGGCGGGCCAGGCGATTCCGATGTGCGGGATTCCTTACCACGCCGCCGAAGGTTACCTGGCGAAACTGGTCAAGCTCGGCGAGTCGGTGGTGATCTGCGAGCAAGTCGGCGACCCGGCTACCAGCAAAGGGCCCGTGGATCGGCAGGTCGTGCGGATCATCACACCGGGCACGGTCAGCGATGAAGCGTTGCTGGATGAGCGTCGGGACAACCTGATCGCCGCTGTTCTGGGTGATGAACGTCTGTTCGGCCTGGCCGTGCTGGACATCACCAGCGGCAACTTCAGCGTGCTGGAAATCAAAGGCTGGGAAAACCTGCTGGCGGAGCTGGAGCGGGTCAACCCGGTCGAGCTGATGATCCCGGACGATTGGCCAAAAGACCTGCCGGCGGAAAAACGCCGTGGGGTTCGTCGTCGGGCGCCGTGGGATTTCGAGCGCGATACGGCGCTGAAAAGTCTCTGCCAGCAGTTTTCCACCCAAGACCTTAAAGGCTTCGGCTGCGAAAACCTGACCCTGGCCATCGGCGCCGCCGGTTGCCTGCTCAGCTACGCCAAGGAAACCCAGCGCACCGCCCTGCCGCACTTGCGCAGCCTGCGCCATGAACGCCTGGACGACACCGTGGTGCTGGATGGCGCGAGCCGTCGCAACCTGGAACTGGACACCAACCTGGCCGGCGGTCGCGAGAACACTCTGCAATCGGTGGTCGATCGCTGCCAGACCGCCATGGGCAGCCGCTTGCTGACCCGCTGGCTAAACCGTCCGCTGCGGGATTTGACCGTGCTGCTGGCGCGTCAGACCTCGATCACTTGTCTGCTCGACGGCTACCGTTTCGAGAAGCTGCAACCGCAGCTCAAGGAAATCGGCGACATCGAACGGATTCTGGCGCGGATCGGTTTGCGTAACGCCCGCCCTCGCGACCTAGCCCGTCTGCGCGACGCCCTCGGGGCCCTGCCCGAGTTGCAAGTGGCGATGAGCGAGCTCGAAGCCCCGCACATCATTCAACTGGCCGCGACCACCAGCACCTACCCGGAACTGGCGGCACTGCTGGAAAAAGCCATTATCGACAACCCGCCCGCAGTCATCCGTGACGGCGGCGTGTTGAAAACCGGTTACGACGCCGAGCTGGACGACTTGCAGTCGCTCAGCGAAAACGCCGGGCAATTCCTGATCGACCTCGAAGCCCGAGAGAAGGCCCGCACCGGCCTGTCGCACCTGAAAGTCGGCTACAACCGCATTCACGGCTACTTCATCGAGCTGCCAAGCAAACAGGCCGAGTCGGCGCCGGCGGATTACATCCGTCGCCAGACGCTCAAAGGCGCCGAGCGTTTCATCACGCCAGAGCTGAAGGCCTTCGAAGACAAGGCCTTGTCGGCCAAAAGTCGCGCCCTGGCGCGCGAGAAGATGCTCTACGAAGCGCTGCTCGAAGACCTGATCTCGCAACTGCCACCGCTGCAAGACACCGCCGCCGCCCTCGCCGAGCTGGACGTGTTGAGCAACCTGGCCGAACGGGCGCTGAACCTCGACCTGAACTGCCCGCGTTTCGTCAGCGAGCCGTGCATGCGCATCAGCCAGGGTCGTCACCCGGTGGTCGAGCAAGTCCTGAGCACGCCGTTCGTGGCCAATGACCTGAGCCTCGACGACAACACCCGCATGCTGGTGATCACTGGTCCGAACATGGGCGGTAAATCCACCTACATGCGTCAGACCGCGTTGATCGTGTTGCTGGCGCACATCGGCAGTTTCGTGCCAGCGGCCAGTTGCGAATTGTCCCTGGTGGACCGGATCTTCACCCGGATCGGCTCCAGCGATGACTTGGCCGGCGGACGTTCGACCTTTATGGTCGAGATGAGCGAAACCGCGAACATCCTGCACAACGCCACCGAACGCAGCCTGGTGCTGATGGACGAAGTCGGGCGCGGCACCAGCACCTTTGACGGCTTGTCCCTGGCTTGGGCCGCTGCCGAGCGTTTGGCGTACCTGCGGGCCTACACCCTGTTTGCTACCCACTACTTCGAATTGACCGTGCTACCGGAAGCCCAGCCGCTGGTGGCCAACGTGCACCTCAATGCGACCGAACACAACGAACGCATCGTATTCCTGCACCACGTGCTGCCAGGGCCTGCCAGCCAGAGCTACGGCCTGGCCGTTGCGCAGTTGGCCGGTGTGCCCAGTGAAGTGATCGTGCGTGCCCGCGAGCACTTGGGTCGCCTGGAAGCCACCGCCCTGCCGCACGAAGTGCCCAAGGCAGCCAAAGGTAAACCGGCCGCGCCGCAGCAGAGCGACATGTTCGCCAGCCTGCCGCATCCGGTGCTCGATGAACTGGCCAAACTGGATCTGGACGACATGAGTCCGCGTCGCGCGCTAGAAATGCTCTATACACTAAAGACACGGATCTAACGCACTTGCCTGCAAGCTGTTAGAATCTCGCGCGGTTTGGGATGCTGCTGGCTAATAGCCTGGCCAGCAGACTATCGCTCCCGAACCTGGCGACCCCAACGTGAAGGGGCTCCGCTGCCGCCGCCTGAGGAGAAAATTAGAAATGACCTTCGTCGTCACCGACAACTGCATCAAGTGCAAGTACACCGACTGCGTAGAAGTGTGTCCGGTGGACTGCTTTTACGAAGGCCCGA